CTGTTGATATCACGGTGGTGACGCTATGAAAGATCTGTTAGGCCACGACCCGCTCACCGGGGTCACGACGTGGCACGAATACGACCATCAGACCAAGGTCACGACGATCACGGAAACGCAGGACGCGGAGCCGCACATTGAGCTGGGCAAAACGCTTCAGAACGACGAGGACTACCGTAAGCAGGGGATCAAAAAGGGCTGGATGCATTTGGCGCATATCCCGAATTCCGTGCTTGTGAAGTGGCAGCAAGAGTCTGGCATCAGGAACATCTTTTCCCGTGAAGGGATCAACTACTGTGTCAAGAAGGTGCACGAGCGCGATTGGCAGCACCTAAAAACAGCATCTGGGAGGTTTATCCGTGCCGGTCGATGAGAAGGCCACCAAGAAGACAATGGTAGGTTATCCCTCTTACGAGGTGTGGGCTCGAAGACACGCGGGCGGTTCGGAAGCCTTCCGGCACCTGTGGGACAACATGCCGGGGCGCGCCCGCAAGAGGGAAGATGAACCCGAGCCTCAAGAAAGCCCAGAGGATAGTTGAGGACGAACCGGACGAGGCTTTAAGGCTTTGTTCTGATGTCCTGAACGACAACCCGGATGACGCTCAGGCGCTGTTCATCGCGGGCTACGTGATGATGAAGGCCGAGCGTTACGGGCTGGCGCACAACCTGTTCCGGCGCTGCAACGCGCTCAACCCCGACAAGTCCGAGATCCACAACAGTCTGGGCTTGAGCCTCGAATACTGCGACCCGCCAGGGGCCTTGCGACACTTCGAGCGGGCGCTAGATCTCAACCCGGACTCTACCCACGGCTTGATCAACAAGGGGCTCGCCTTGCTGCGGCTGGGTGATCCGCAGGGGTGCGTTGACGCTTGCACGGAGTCGCTGGAGAAACACCCAGAGAACCACGGAGCCTACGACAACCGCGCTTATGGGCACTTGATGCTTCGGAATTGGGCGCAAGGCTGGGACGATTACACGCACTCTCTGGGTCTCACGCGAACGCGCCGGGAATACGGTGTTCCGGACTGGAACGGCGAGCTCGGAACTGTTGTTGTCTACGGGGAGCAGGGGGTGGGCGATGAGATCCTGTTTGCGTCCTGTATCCCCGATCTGTGCCAGACCAACGATGTGATTATTGACTGCGATCCGAGGCTGGAAGGGGTGTTTGCCCGCTCGTTCGGGGTGGAGACCTACGGCACCCGCTTTCGGGAGCACACGCCGATTGTGGACAACCATCAGATCGACTATCAGGTAGCGATGGGGGAACTGCCGAGGTTCTTCCGGCGCAAAGAGGAAGACTTTCCGGGCCATGATTACCTGATTGCGGACGATGAGCGGCGGCTACAGTGGCGCGCGCTGTTCGACACGCTGCCGGGGAAGAAGATCGGAATCGCATGGACTGGAGGGCTTAGAAACACCCTGAAAGGCCAGAGATCCTTCGATCTGATGACCTTCGCGCCATTGTTCCACGTGGGACACACGCTGCTGTCGCTGGAATACATCGAGCCTGACGTGACAGGGACGCCGGTCAGGCACTACGGCCGAGCGGTCAACAAAGGTGTTGATTACGATGAGACGCTGGCGTTCATTGCGGAGCTGGATCTGGTCATCTGTGTTACGACCACGGCGGTCCATGCGGCGGGGGCGTTGGGTGTAGAATGCTGGTGTCTGGTGCCGAAGTACCCGAGTTACCGATTTCATCTTGAGGGTGAGATGCCGTGGCATTCTTCGGTTCGTCTCTTTCGGCAGAAAACGTCCTGGGACGACCTGATCGAAGAGGTCAAAGCCGAGCTGGAGGTCAAGTGGTCAGAGTCTTCGTTGGTGTCGATCCAAGGCAACCAATAGCCTTCCACGTCCTCTGTAGCTCGATCATGCGGCGGGCCAGCGTCCCCGTCTCGATTACACCGCTGGTGCTCTTTCAGCTGCCCATTGATCGATGCGGGTTAACCGAGTTCACGTTTTCCCGCTATCTGGTGCCGTACCTTTGCAACTATGAGGGTCAGGCTATCTTCATGGACTCCGACATGTTGGTGGTGGGGGATGTGGCGGAGTTGAGCACTGACGAGGCGGTGTCTTGTGTGCATCATCAGGGTCACGAGTACGAAGCGCCATCGATGATGGTCTTTGATAACGCAAAGTGCCGCGAGTTGACCCCGGAATACATCGAGCAGCGCACACCGCAGACGTTCGAGTGGGCGGAGTCTGTAGGCGCTTTGGACCCGAACTGGAACTTTCTGGTCGGGTACGAGGAGCCCCGAGAGGGCATCAAGTTGCTGCACTACACGCAAGGGATTCCCGAATATAAAGAGTGCCGCAAATGTGATTTTGCAGACGTATGGTTTCAGGAAAAGGACGCCATGCTGCACGCAGTCTCGTGGATTGAGATCATGGGGCAATCGCGGCACGTCGCCCCGGTTCTGGATAAGTTGAGGGTAGGCTGAGTGCTGATCTCTCCTGAATATCGCGCTCAGCAGATCGAGATGCACGAAAACCCCAACTATGGAGTGGCATCGGTCGAATACGCACCTCAGGTGGCGGCGATGATCCGCAATCTGGGTGTTACGGAACTTCTGGATTATGGCTCAGGCAAGGGGCGGTTGGGACAGGCGCTGGCCGAACATGATTTGCCCGCTTTCACGCTGCATCAGTACGATCCGGGGGTAGAAGGGCTTGCGGAGCCGCCAGAACCGGCCGAGATGGTGGCTTGTATTGATGTTCTGGAGCATATCGAACCGGAATGTCTCGATGCGGTGCTGGATGACCTCCGGAGAGTGACAGAACAGTGTGGGTTCTTCACGGTTCACACCGGGCCAGCCAAGAAAGTGTTGCCGGACGGGAGGAACGCGCACCTGATCCAAGAAGATCTGACGTTCTGGCTGCCGAAATTGTGGTGTAGGTTCGATATCGTGCAGTATGCCAAGCAACCAAACGGGTTCATTGTCCTATGTCGCTAGGAAACTACGCCGAGCTGAAGGTTGCCGCTCAGAAGTGGAGCCACAGGAACGACACTCAGGAGATTGTCGAGGACGCAATTACGCTCTGTGAGTCCGAGATTTACGGCAACATGGGCGCCTTGCTGAAGGTCCGGGAGTTGGAAACGCGGGCCACGGCAACGGCTGACACATCGAGCCGGTATATCGCCTTGCCGGACAACTATCTGTCTATGCGGCGGTTGCAGATCAACGCAACCAGCACAACGGACATCCGGCAGCGAACCCCGGAGGCATTGAAGATCCGTTCAGGGTCAGGGTTGCCGAGGTACTTCGCCACCACTTCTCAACTGGAGTTCGACATCACGCCGGACTCTGCGTATACCCTGGAGATGTTGTACTACAAGCGCCCTGCGGCTCTCTCAGCGGCGGCGGATACCAACGATATCCTGACCAACTATCCGAATATCTACCTGTATGGGACGGTCTGGGCGGTGTTCAAGTATTCAGGCGAGGAGGACAAGGCTACAGAATGGTATGGGTCGTTTCTCGGCGCGATTCGAGGGGCGAATAAGCAGGATCGCAGGGGCCGGTTTTCGTCTGGCGCGTCTGCGGCTATCGAGGGGTTGACGCCATAAGGTCCAAACGCTTCCAGAGCATCCCTCTCAACGTTGCTGGGCCGAGCGCGCAGCACCGTTCGGTGCCGTTGTCTGCACAAAGAACGCTCAACATGTACCCGGAGCGGAACAAAGGCGGCCTGTCAGAGTTCTCGTTGATCAACTGGCCGGGCAAGAAGGCCTTTGCCAGTGACACGTCAGGCGATGTTGATCGGGGGATGCACACATTCAACGATGTCGCCTATAAGGTCACCGGAGGCACTTTGTATTCGGTGTCTTCTGCGGGGGCGCTGACGAGCATCGGGACGATATCGGGGATTGGCCGGGTATCGATGGCGGATAACGGCTCGGTCATGGTGATTTGCGCGGCCGGTACGATGTACTCGTATGACGGGACCACATTGGCCACGGTCTCGCTCGCATTTTCTCCGAATGTTGTTACGTACCTGAACAAGCAGTTCATTACCGACGGCGGGGATGGAAATTTTTATGTTTCCGACCCTGGCACGACCACGTTCAACGCTCTGAACGTGGCGGAGCCTGAAAGCTCTAGCGACACATTGGTATCCCCGCACGCCTACAACCAGATCCTGTACAACATCAGCGAGGAATCGATTGAGCCCTGGGACAACCAGGGGACAGGGAATCCGCCGTTTACCCGGATGGACGGTGCAATCATCGAGGGCATCGGGTCGCTGTCTCCGCATGGGGTCGCTTCTACTCCCAATGCGATGTATCTGATCTCTGGTGATGGGATTGGTTATCGGGTAGTGGGGTTCGAGAAAGAGGCGCTGAGCCCGCCGTCTATCGGGTTTTCGTTCAACCAGTATGATCTGACGAAGGTTTACGCGTATTCGTTTGCGTTGGATGCGCAGTGGTTTGTGGTGTTTCAGTTCTCTGAGGCTTCCTGGGTGTTTTGTGAGTCCGTAGGCGAGTTTGTCGAGGCTGAAACCGGCACTTCGTACACGAAAGCCTACGGTAAGAACCTTGTGGGCGATCTCGGAAACGTTCGCGAGCTGGATCCCGACACGTTCACTAACGCCGGGGCGAGAATCACGAAAGAGCGCATTCTGCCGGTCTTGGCGGGCGAATCTCTGGGCGACCCACGAACATTGATGGAGATGAAAAGCCTGTACCTGTCGCTGGAGACGGGCGTGGGGTTGATCTCCGGGGATGATGAGGACGTAGACCCGCAGTTAATGATTCAGCCGTCTATCGACGGTGGAAAAACGTGGGGGCGGGAAGACTGGCTGAACATCGGCCGGCTGGGAGACACGGTTGATGTCCGCTGGGATCGAATGTTGCAGTTCCGGCAGTTGTCGGTGCGGATTCGCTACACGGGCAAGACGGCGTTCCGGCTCTACAGCGCGGCGATTGATGTGCGGCAGGCGGGCGTATGAGCGTCATTCGGATCAACGCGATTGCCAAGATGTTCCCGCAGGACGAAGCCCACCGGATGCTGTTCCGGGTGTTGGGCCAATTGCAGGAACAGATCGGTGTTGACGTTGCTGAAGTCAACGGCGTGACAGAGGCTCAGACCGCCGCGACCGCCGCGCAGACGTCAGCGGATACCGCGCAGGCTTCAGCGACAGCAGCAGCCACAGCGGCAGCGAATGCATCTGAGAGCAGCACGCAGTTTACGGCCAGCCCTGGTACGACAAGGTATGTCCGATCGAGTCCTACAGGCACGTTCCCGGCTGACGGCAACTACGACATCACATCGACGTTCAAAGACAAGACGGACAGCTCAACGATTGCAACGTTGCAACTCAGGGGGGCGTTTACTCAATCCTCGGCAACGTTCGCGGTCACACAGGTATCGAGTACCGGGACCATCAGTTTTTCGCTCTCGGGTGACGGCACCAGTCAGGTTGTCGCAACGATCACGGCCACGTTGGCCGACGGGTCAAAGGAAGTCCGGCAGGTCTCCTGGGTGACGGACGACATCTCGGTAGAGGGGGAGCGGTACTTCTTTTGAACGACGTACAATTAGTGACAGAGGCCGATCTGCGGCCGATACACCACTACGCGGACGGGGTTTATACTCGGGAACTGTTTCGGCCTGAGAAGACGTTGATTATCGGCAAGCCGCACAAGCATTCGACCTCTACGGTTCTGGCTTCAGGGGCTTTGGCCATCTGGGATGGAACCGAGTTTGCAGTGTTCGAGGCCCCGGCTGTGTTCGTTTCAGACCCTGGGGTGATGAAGATCACCTATGCCATTACGGATGCTACTTTGGTGACCAGCCATCCGTGGGACGGGCCGGAAGACCCGGACATGATCGAGGCCGCGATGACAGATCCGCTTCCGGACGGGGTGCAGCAACAAGTGTTTGAATCCCTCAACCTGAGGATGATTGCATGACATGGTTCGCAGTAGCAGGAGCAGGAGCGAGTATTGTTGGCTCCCTGATCTCCAGCAGTCGCGCGGCAAGCGCTTCCAAGTCTGCCGCCCGTCTTCAGGCGCGAACGCAAGAGGCGGCGCTGCGGTTCGCTCAACAGCAAGCGGGGATTGCGCGCAGAGATCTCGCACCCTTTCAGCAGGTTGGCGTGGAGGCGCTTCCGGCCCTTCAGGAAATCCTCACCCCCGAAGGACAAGCGAGTTTCCTTCAGGACAACCCCATTTTCGACGCCGCTTTGAGAAGTTTCGACCGGCGCACCAACGCACAGCAGGCGGCGAGGGGCCGGTTTGGTGCGGGGGATACAGCAGGGGAGTTGTTCGAGAACTTCATGGTCTCTGGAATCCCTTTGCTGGCCAACCAGCAGGACAGGCTATTCGAGGCCGCGCGGCTGGGGCAGAACTCCGCTGTCGGCTCGGCCAACATTGCGGCCGGTCTTGGCGGGCGTGGTGCCGGATTGATCACGGGCCAAGGGGACTCTCTGGCCGCCGGGATTGTCGGGGCCAGCAATGCCAGGGCGGCTGGTTTAGAACAGGCTTTCTCGGCCATTCCGCCGTTGCTGGGCGGGATTGGCAGGGCGGTGCAGAACCGTCGGGAGAATCAGGCGTTTGCGGACAGCCTGAACCAGTTGTTAGAACAGAGCGCGGTTCAAGCCTTTCCAGAACTAGGAAATATTGTCGGCAATGATCCGGTTAATGCGGCTGGGGTCAGCATCCTGAGCAGGACGTAAAAGCATGGCTGACTCAAGAATCCCTCTGATGACCCGCGTTCCCGATCTGTTCGGGGCGCTCGCTCGTGGTCAGGAGTTCGACCAGACGCTGGCGAACGCCCCGCTCATACAGCAGCTGAACCAGCAGAAGGTGCAGGCTGGTCAGCAGGATCTGGCGGCAGGTGAGAGCGATCTGGCGAAGGCCCGTGCGGAGTTCTCGGAACAGCAGTTGCTGACCTCCGGGCAGTTGGCGGAAGCGATGCTGTCGGTCGATCAGGCTGAGCGTCCGGGCTTGTTGCAGCAGTTGCGTCCGCTGCTTGAAGAACAAGGGTTCAGCGCCCATCAGATCGATTCGTTTCCTATTGGGAATGATGAGCGGTTGCAGGGGATTTCGGGGTTTGCGCAGCGGGCAGGCGGCACAGGAACAAGGCCGGTCGGCGTCCCTACATTGATCGACACCCCGCAAGGGCCGGCGCAGTCCATTCTGGTCGATCTGGGTAATGGGCAGTTTGAGAATCGTGTTATCCCGATACAAGGCGAGATCACGGATCGGCAGGGCCGGACCAGTGTCGAGCGGGTTGCCGAGGCGGGGGAGCGCTCTCGTGCCACAACCCAAGGCCGCCAGGATGTGCGAGCAGTCACCGAGCCGCAGATTGCCGGTGATGTTGCGAGGGAGCAGACTCGAGCCCGCCTAACGGAAGAGGATCGTTTTGCGGCTGAGAAGCGAGTCCGAGGGGCGGACGCCAATATCCGCAAGGTTGACAACGTAATGGGCATTATCGATGAGGCGATTGAGCTTGTCGGCCCTACCACGGCTGGTCCTGCTGGTGCTGTATCGACCTTCGCGCCGGGAACGGACGCGTTTACCCTTCGGGGCCACATAGACACGATTCAAGCCAACCTGTCCTTTCAGGAAATCGCGCAGATGCGCGCCAACTCTCCGACCGGAGGCGCTTTGGGTAGCGTGACCGAAAGGGAACTGGATCTATTGGCGGCAACGGTTTCGAGCATCCGGCAAGGACTGGCCCCTGACGCCCTGAGGGCCGCGTTGGGCCGTGTTAAGACGCACTACAACAACTGGCGTGACGCAGTCATAAAGGCCAGAGATCGGGACATCAAGAAGGCTGGGCTTGATCCTCGGACGGGTGCAAGGCCCATCAACGAGCTGACCAACGAGGAACTAGAGAAGATCGCCAATGGCGGAACCTGATCTCCGCGAGGAAGCCGTTGCCGAGATGGAACGGCGCGGCATGATCACCCGACAGGAGGCGGCCAGACGGGTTGCTGATATCCGGGGAGTTCCGCTTGCCACGGAGTTGGAAGATGTGGATGCGGCATTCGGGTTCGATGACCCGATGTCGATGGACTCCCTTGCGGCCTCTTTTGGCATGATGCTGGCAGACGATCAGGACGAACGGGCACGGATCATCACGGAACAGATGCCGGGCGTTTTCGAGATTCTGGAAGACGCGGAGGGGAATCTTGTTGCCCGAAGGGGACAGGAAGATTTCGCGTTGAACGCCCCAGGAATTTCCCGTGGAGACTTCAACACGTTTTTTACCCGCGCTCTGGCGACTCTCCCGGCCGGACAGGCGCGCAACGCGTTTGCTAGACCGATCCTTAACCTGCTGGCCAGATCCGCCCAGATTGGCGGACAGAGCGCAGCGGCTGAGGCTGCTTTGCAGGGGGTTGAGGCGGCGTTAGGTGGTGATTTTTCCGGCAGCGAGGTTGCGCTTGCTGGCGTTACTGGTGCTGGTGCAGAGGGTGTTATCGGGACGGTCTCGGGTCTCCGTAGAGCCGCGCGAGAAACGCAGGGCGCGGCAGCCGAGAACATCCCGCAGTTGGGCCGCACCGAAGAGATTGTTGAGCGCACCGGGGTTCAGTTCACCCGAGGACAGGCAACGCTTGATCCGTTTCTATTGGAAGAGCAAGCCTTTCTTGGCCAGATGCCGGAAGGCGCTCGGGCGGCTACGAACTTTTTGAAGCGCCAGAACGAGCAGGTGGGTCAGGCTGTTGAGTCTTTCGTTCAGGACTTCGGTAATCCCAGGTCGGTCATCGTTGGCCCGAGAAAGGTCCGCGATGCCGCACAGAAGGCGGTCGAGCTGCGCAGAGCGATCCGAGCACAGAACACCAACCCGTTGTATGAGCGGGCGTGGGCGGAATTCGACGGGACGGTCAATCTTAGCGGGCTCGCTGATCATATCGACGCTCAGTTGCTGAAGTACCCGAAGAGCCACCCCGCCCACAAAGCGCTGACGCTGTTTCGCAAGGAAGCGGTCGGTAATGCAGACAGCCTGCAAAGGCTACAAGGGGTAAAGGAAGTTGTCTTTGCCAAGAAATCCACGCTGAAGAGCAAGAAGGCGATTCGAGAGGTAACGGATGCCGAGAACCTTCTACGTGATGCGATGGAGGAAGCGTCTCCGGTATGGAAGCAGGCAAACGACACCTACCGGCAACAGAGCACCCCGGTAGACAGCATCATGAACTCGCTGACAGGGCGCGTCTCAGAGATTCCTGACGACCGTTTGCGACAGGTAACCCGCACCATCTTCGAGCCGACCGAAACCAGTCCTGCGGCGGTCAGAGAGGCCAGGAAGGCCATTCTTGCAATGGACGGCGGGGCAGAAGCCTGGGGAGACGCGGTTCGTTTAGAGCTTGAGCGCCGTCTAGGTTCTGTACGGTTGTCGGATGGCGATTTCGTTGAGAACGTCCCTGCTCAGATGCGTATGGCGTTGTTCGGCAACAAGAAGGCCAAGGACGTTCTGTCCGCCGCTTTGACCCCTGAACAGCGGGAAGCCTCAAAGTTCCTTGAGGACGCACTAAGAAGGGCGGAACGTGGCAGAACGATAGGATCTCAGACGGGCATCCGGCGGGAGATCTCGCAACGCTTCGACCGGGGTCTGGTTTCTGCCATTCGGCGGCTGGTAAGAGAGCCGATCACGACCCTTTCGGGTGTCGGGGAGGACGCGGCAAGGTCCGCTAGAATCCGCGCTGTGGCTGAGCTGGTCTTTAGTGAGGACTGGGCGGGCACGGCCAACCGTATCCGCAGGTTGGCCGGGGATCAGGAGCAGCGTTGGTTTGAGACGCTAACGCAGATCTCGAACGCTATGCTCCAGGGAGCCCGCAGCCAAGCTAACGACAGTGAGCGCGACGAAACCGCCGGCAATCCAGGGGAGAGCAGCGGGGAACAGTAGATAAGCGGCTATGAATATGGGTATCCATTGCATGGTGGCATTCTAGACGAGAAACACGATGAGCGCATATCGACCAATTGGCGGCACGCCGCCTCAATACTCTAAAGACGGCGATGAACTTGCGTCTGGATATTACCTGAAGTTTTTCGACGCTGGCACAACAACCCCGCTTTCGATGGCGACAGACACGACGGGCGGGACAACGCTGGCGAAATGCAAGTTGAACACCGCAGGCTATCCGCTTTCGAATGATGCAGACGACACGACCGTGTTTGTTCCGCACCTTAACGCAGACTACAAGGTCTCTCTGTTCCCGACCTCGGCCGACGCTGACGCCAACACCAACGCGACGTGGACAGTAGACAACCTGTCAGCGGGCGAAGGGCTCAATTTTTTGACCTTGGCGGCGCTGAAAGCGGCTGCAACCCTGACAACGGGCGAGATCTATTCGACCGTTGAGTATGCATCAGGGACGGGATACGGCGGTGCGCGTTACGAGTACGACAGTTCGTCATCAGCAACGGCCGATGATGGCAAGGTCATTGCTCTGGACACCCTGTCTGGTCGCCTGTTGCTGATCGAGAACGAGGTTTACTTAGAGCATTATGGGGCCGTTCCAGACGGCGCAACCAATTCCAACACGGCCTTTTCCAACGCGGTGGCAAACAACAGCGTGCTGTACGGTTCTGTCGGGACCTACATGATCGACAGTGCCGATCTGTCGTCCGCAATCATCATCGTGGGGGCTGGCAGAGGATCAACGATCATCAAGGCTCGGTCGGCTGTTGGTGCGCTGGACTTTCTGGATCTCACAGCCAGTAACACCACGTTGCGCGATCTGACCGTAGACATGGACAACACCGACACCACGTTTGCCAGTGGGTTTACGGCGGATCGTAACGGCATCTATGCGCACGGGGCCTCACAGGCTGCAAAGATCAGCAACATCCAACTTGATAACGTCGAGGTCAAAAATTGCGGTGAGGCTGGGATTAAGTTCCAGTACGTCGAAGACTCGGAGATCGCTCATCCATACATCCACCGCTGCGGTCAGTACGGGGTGTACGGGCTGACGTGTGACAACATCGTGGTCAGCGATTTCCACATCGATGACATCTTCCCCGGCAACGGCGGGACCACGCCATACCTGAACGCTTACGGGATCACGTTTACCTATTCCGGTTCCGATAACGCGTCCACGCAATGTCGGGCAGAAAACGGGCTAGTTGAGAACGTAGTCACCTGGGAGGCTTACGACTCGCACGGCGGCAAGAATATTTCGTTTATCAATTGTTCCTCCAACAATTGCGGGCAGGGTGTTGCGATTGAGAGCACCGCTGCCGGGTACGAATCTGACGATGTGCAGGTCATTGGCGGGCGACATGATGGCTACGGGCAGTCCTATTCGTACCGGACCCAGACATTCGAGGCGGGCCCGGCTGTCGTTGCGAATATGGGATCGAGCACGACCAACGGGCGCAACCTATCAATTGTTGGGGTGCAGGCTGACAGCCACGGGTCCGGCGGCGACTCGTCAGACGGGGCCATCACGATTCAGGACGTGGACGGGTGGTCAGTCACCGGATGTGTCTTGACTAACTCCCTCAAGCGCGGGTTTGCGGCTCGTGAGCAGTGCTTGGCCGGGGTGTTCACCGGCAACTCGGTCAAGACCGTCACTACAGTCGGATCGGTCTCCTACGCCGCCGAGTTCAGCTCAGAGACGCAAGCCTATGTGGACGGCAACACAACGGACGGCATCAACACGCAAGCGTTCCGTTCGGTGACCCCAGCGAGCAGCACCTACGGGACCAAGTTCGGCCGCAATCACTGCATTGATGACGACTGCGTCAACGCCATTACGGACGGTGTTGCTATCTCGGTTGAGCCCTATTACGAACTGACCACGATCACAACGACGGGGGCGGCGTCTCCCACGCTGGCGGACGGCATCGAAGGGCAGCGGCGCAAGATCACGATGATCACGGACGGCGGGGACGCCACGCTGAGCCCGACCAGCACGCCGGCCAACTACACGTCTATCGTGTTCAACGACGTAGGGGACACCGTTGATCTGCTGTTCACGGGCGGCGTGTGGATCATTGCGGGCAACTACGGGCCGACGATCAGTTAGACGCTCTCGGCGCTTGGCTGGTCGTGTGCCAGTATCGGCAGCGCTTGCAGAAATAGGCGCGCTTCAGATCAGGGAAGTTCTGGACGGCCGTTAGCGCACCTTGACGGGTGGCGTAGCGGTGTTTACGGCAACCTGTCAGTCTCATCACTCGGTCACGTCTTGTGTGTCCGTACTGCTCCACCCGACCAGCATCGCCGCAAACGCGCGCAAGGTGGCAAGGCGGTAGTTTTCTGGCGTACCAGGGCTGCCGAACGTGTTGCCCTCCTGCCCTTCGTATTCGCCGTGCCAGACCCAGCCGGTGCTGGTCAGGTCGCAGTACCAGACGGCCTTGATCAACTCCAGCGCCATCGCTTCGGCGGCCTCCGCAAAAACGTGCACCTCGCCGTCTGAATCGATGGCGATACGTTCAGACCCGCCATCTGTATGCCAGCCGTCGACCTCCCCGTGCACGGTCATCCACGTACCGGGATGCCACCCGAAATGCTCAGCCGCCAGCCGGGCTGCGTCAGGATCGGTCATGAGAACGCCCACAGTATCAATAGGGTTAACCCGGCAACCACCAAAGCGCGCCCCCAAGCAGCATTCCAGCCAGCGTCGAACCCACGTTGGAAGGGATCGGTCATTCGTCCAACTCCCATCGCGCTGCAAACACTTCCGGGTCGCATGGATACCACTCACCCTTCATGCCGCAGATCAGGTAATGGCCGCGCGGGATCTGTACAAACCCCTCCAGCGTCCGCACCTTCCACGGCATGGCCGGGCCGGTTGGGGACAGCAGGTTTGCGCCCAGCTTACGGGCTTTCTGCACCATCGCCGGCTCGCCTGTGAACAGCATGGCTTGGACCTTGGCGGGTTTGGATCGGTAGGTTTGCATTTTGCTCTCCTTGCACAGCCCGAGCGCGGCGGACCACTTCTCGTCTGTGTCGTATTCGGGTGGGATGGATTGAGCGGGAGCCCCGCACAGCACGCAGAAAGCGAGGTTAGTTTGCCCCGGCAGCCATGTGTGTCCGTTCTTGCAGCCGTAGCGCTCACGCATCTTTCACGACCTCCAGCGCGGATCTGTCGATGTTGCCCTGATACAGAATGAGTTCGGCTGGCCACCCTTTTTTAGCGCGGTCGCACAACGTTCTAACGTTGATGCCCAATTCCCTCGACCATTGAGAGGCGGTCATTGTTACGCCGTTATGCTCTATCCAGACGTTCTGGCGTGTGTTGTTCATCTGCTCGTGCCGCGTGGCCCAGCGGCAGTTGTCTGGCGAGTACCCCTTGTTGTTGTCGATCCTGTCGATGGATTTTCCTTTTGGTCTCGGCCCCATGTCTTCAGAGAAGGCATCAAAACTATTCAGCCATCGATCACAGACCGTGATTCCTCTGCCTCCGTAGTGCTGGTAGCAGGATGATTCTGGATTGGTGCATCTTTGGACCATTCCAAGCCAAGTGTTGTACAGGGGCCTGTTCTGTCTGCCGCCACGGAAGCCCCTCGCTTTATTCTTGGCAATGATCAACTCCATTCGCTTGCAGCCACAGGAGCGAACTCTGCCGGAGCGGAGCCGATAACTGAGCACGACTGTCTCCTTGCCGCAGACGCATCGGCACAGCCACCTGCTCTTACCGTTTTTGATGTGCCGGATCGCGGTCAGGTAGGAGAACTGCTGGCCGGTTAGGTCGATTAGCGCACTCATGTTGTGTCTTTGATGATTTCTAGTGCAGCCGCCAAGGTAGCGGCGGGGAGGGTGTGGGCGCTGTGCGGGTTCCCGTAGACGAGGTTGACCACAAACCACTCATTTCGCAGGAACATCACCTCCGCATCGTGCTCCCGCATCAGCCACTCCAGAACCGCGACGGTGCCGTCGCCGGTCAACTTCGGACTGACCCTGCTGCACATGAGCTCGGTATTTTTGTAATAGCCGTTAGCGTGCGGTTCGTAGCGCCACCCCATCGCCAGGGCCAAGCGTTCGATGTCAGTCATCGGTCGTCCGCATCCCTTGTTTCTTCCAGACGCTTTGCCCGCGCTTTCCACTCGTCGCGCTCGCGCTCAATATCGCGCCATTTCCCGTCCAGTTGATCGGCCACGGCCATGTGCTCGTCGCGCTCGCGCTCGGCCGCTTCCAGGGCTGCCCGGTTCCGGTCGTTCTGCTTCAGGAAATCGCTGCGCATGGCTTCCAGCCGCTTGATGTCATCTCGAAGCTGATCGGTAATCTTCAACTCGGCCTCGAGCGCGTCGTGGTACATGTCGCGTTCTTCTCGTGCGGAGCGCACGCTTGCCTGTACAAATTGGATTTCGCCCCGCAACTGCTCGATCTCACCCCGCTGCTCTTTTGAGCGCGCTACAACCAGATCGCGTTGCTCGTTGCTGTTCTTGAGCGCTTCTCGCAGGTGGGCGTTATCGGCTTCCAGCGTTGCGGCTTTGCTGAGGTAGGCGACCGTATCTTCCAGCCACCCGAAAAACTCTGCCTGTTCAGTGAAAAACGGCAGTTGCCCCAAGTGCTCGTAGCGCTCCAGCAGTTCCGCCGCTTCGCCTTGGAGCTGGCGTTGTTCTTTCGTCGTCGGCAGGTGCATGTGGCTGGCCCCCATCGGCTCCAGCGGCTCGCCTTGGGGCTCGTGTACGCGCTGGTATTCCGTATAGTTCTCGCATGGAAACGTCACCGCATCGCAGTGCATCCCACCGGGGCTTTCGTCGTCACACGGGACCATCCATTTTGTTTCCAGCCACATGCGCTCGGGCGGTTCAGTCATGAGCCATCTCCCTGTCGTTCTGTTTAACCGCGTCTGGGTCGCTGATCGGCACCATCCAGGGGATCGACCAGTAAAAGCGGATGTTCGGCCACAATTTAGTGATGTCCGGGGCCATGCGCGGCGGGCGCTCGATCTCCTGCGCTGTGTGGCCGGTCCTGGCCTGTACGGTGCCGGTTGAGCGCGTCGTCAGAATGTCGCCCACTTTTACCGGGCAGCCGTCTGGAGACACGATCACAACGCAGCGGGTGTTGGGTGGGTAGGGTGTCATGTCAGCCTCAATCCTTTCTCGTGATACTCGGTCAGTTGCCGGCACAGCGCCCCTAGCACCAGTTCAGCCGTCTCTGCGCTGTTGCCGTCCCCGATGTACTGGTGACAGGCGTTGCAGCCGCGAACCCCGAGCGTGTCAGGCGGCTTTCTGCCCACCCCTGGGTTACCCCGCCGGATGTGCAAAAGCGCCGTAGGGCCGTCTGTGCAGCCGGGAGCGCGGACTAGACAGCCGTCGTGCTGGTGGGCGAGTTTGCGGAGGTTCACAATGGGGTTGGTTTCGGGTGTTCGGGTTGGGTCATTCGCAAGCCTCATCAATCCCCGCGCCGTTCTCGTCTTCCCATTCCTGCCAGTCATCGCCATCAAAAACACGAAGCCCGCCAGCGTTCGAGAAATCGACCCGATGGTTTTCTCTCAGCAAAAACAGATCGTAGAGCGCCAGCAAGTCAAGCATCCGCTTGGCCTCTGCCGGGCTTTCAACCTCGTAATGCATCGCGCGGCAAGGTATCTGAGGCATCCAATAGATCTGTAGGTCGCCCTTTTGGGGATTCGTCATCATCACCAGTACCTCTCCGCTACCGCCCCAAGCCCGTGCTCGTAGCAGTAATCAATGATTTTGCTGTAGGTCCGGTCGAACTCTTCCTGGCCCATCTCATCGAAAGCCCAGCTCTTGAGCTCGAACACGCCAGCCCCATCGAAAACCTCGGTCATCTCGCCCAAGCGCAGCTTCAGCGCTTTGCGGTACACCTCCCGGTCTTCAAACTCGTCCTGATTGCTGAACATCTCATTCAGCAGAGCAAACGCTTTGCGGTGGTGGCCGACGTTGCGCTTGCGGATGATGTCCACCATTACGGACTCGCCTTCGCTCATCTTCAGGACCGGGCAGTCCTCCCCGCCGTCTGGGACGAGAGTGCCGTTGCGCTTGGTCAGGACGGTTTTCACTTGATCACCAGCGTCTGATCACCCCGCACCAGCCGCGCCCCCGGAACGTCGATTCCCGCCTTTAGAGCGGCCTTGATCTCAGCCGTGTTGGGCTCCCGCTTCAGGTACTCGTCCGGGATCAGGTCCGGATCGGTGATCTCACAGCGTTCCGGGGGCTTTTGCAGGTAAGCCCGGAACCGATCCGTTTCGACAGAGGGCTTGTTCAGGTCCATAAGCACATGCTTGAGCGCCCCACGGAGCCGCTTACGGCGTCGCCCGAACATGGCTTGCCTCTGGCCTAGCCTTGTCTTTTCGGCCTTCAGGGCC